TCTCCGAATAGGGATTGACAAGATGTCCAAGCAGTGTTCCCACCCTCTCCTAGACATGTACAAATTTCATTTGCCATTTTATTTAATTTTATTTGTTTGTAATTTAATTCGCACAATTTCTCGGTTCGTACGCAACCGTGTAGTCAAGTCTAAATACATGATAGTCGCTCATGTCAGTTGTTGTGATTTCATCTCTATAAAACTCTTTGTATACTGTGTCTATTCCTTTTTTGATAGAGTTTAATCTAAAAGAATCATAACCGTAAAAGTTTTTAGAGTTTTCTGCAAACACCATCCTTAAGTTTTCATCATACCGTTGCGTGTCGTCGCTATACATTTTGCCTATCTGAGCTTGAACAATCATAGAAACATTAGCCTTTATTAATCCACTAGATGGATCAATTGGCATATCGTCATCAAGCCAGTAGAAAGAAGTCATAAGTCGTTTACTATTAAATAATACGTCTTTATATTTCTTACCCCCTGTAAAGTGTTCAGGAATAATACGCCCGTCTTCAGTTGGGTTGCCGTAGACTCTATCGTAAGAGTCCCAGTCAATATTCTTTGCGAATCCGCTCAAGTTCAACTGCGTAAACATAGAACTTTGATGAGCGGCTATTTTCGCATCAATACCAACTGGATTATTTCTAGTAATTATTCCCATTTCTTTAGAATGAACTTGATTCTATTTCGTATTCATTATCATCTATTTCACGGTCAAAGGTCTTTGATAGTTGTTTTATAACTCGGTCTCTCTCCTTTTTCCATTTCATATAGGTGGATGCGCTTTTAGTATCTTTTGTTTCAGCTATAAGGCTCTGTCTGTCAAATTGGACTCTTTGCTGTCTACTACTCTGATTGTATGAATTTGATAGAAACAAACTCAAAACGTCTAGCTCCCATGATGCGCGAACATAGTTCGCAATATCTTTTAGGTTGTTATTGAGGTATACAGTAGAATCAAATGAAACAGAAATGTTAAAATTTAAACCATTGTTGCTGAACCCATCCGAATACGTAGCTTCTTGAGGTGTACCACCTATACCGACAGTTGTATATGAAACGAACCCATCAAACAACAAAGGATCTACGTAAGAGCCATTAGTTAATACTTCTTGCGATTCAATAACGAATCGCCATTTACCTTTGCCGTAGAATTCATAACCCAAATCTTCAAATTCGAGTCTCCCTTCCGAGTTAGGGTTTAATGTTAAAGTCGTAACTAAACGTCCTTGGTTAATCACATATAAGCTCTGAGGCGTTGCCGTCTTAGCTTGTAACGCGACCTGATTAATACGGATTTTAACGTAGTCTGATCCTCTCGGTTCAAACACCCACCCGCAGTAATCATTTGGTAGCGCTGTTGTTGTTGGGTTTTCATTTAACTCTACGAGATTGTATAAGTATTGACTATCTACAAGTCGTTTTGTTAAATTTATACTTGCAATCGCATTGTCTTTAGACTTATGATAAAATGATTTGATTCGCAAACTCTCACGGCTCGTCAATAGCCAATATTCTGAACTAACATCCGGTTGATTACCTTGATTCCCGTCACTTAATGACTGATATAGATCGCCATTGTAAGTTACAATATCTATCCTTTTTTTCCCAGTATCCCATTTCCCGTATGTGATTGAGTTATCCCAATCATCAAACAAAATATCTAAGTCTGGTAGAAAACTGATAAGATTCTCAACCGTGATAGACGGATGCACCCCGCTATTGAGGTACATGCCGCTATCAGGTAGCGCAGTTAGTTGTCCATCTAAAACGATGTCCGTAGAAAAGTCTTCTGCGAATGTCAAAATCATTATACCAACGCTTTTGCTGTTAAGTCAATAGCCCCACCAGTCAAGTTCTGAATTTGGATTGCTTCGGCCGTTGCGTCATAAAACACATTAATTGATGCAGCAGTGTCTTTGGTTGCAGTAAAAACAGTTCCACCGCTAACCTTTGCAGACGTACCCGTGCCTCCATCGTTGTATACATTAAACAAAGCCGAATCATTATTAGTGGAATCTTCCACAATGATCAACCCTGTTTTATATTCAATAGATGTAGTTACAATCTCAGTATCGGCAACAGCAGAAGAAAGCTCTCCTTTTATTCCGATCATTTCAGATTCCGCAACTTGATTTCGTTTGCCTGTCTTTAGAATTACTTCGTGTGATTTCATTTTAAATCAATTTTAAGAGGTAAGACCTCGAAGTTTAACAATACCCTGCGGACGTGTTGTCAAGTCAGAGTTATAAGAATACACAACGTAAAAACGTGCCCACATTGCAATTTCCTCACCTTTTGTCATGGTTAGGTTACTGTCCGTGCCTGTTTGAACTAAAGATTCTGCATTTGTTGCAAATTGATTAGTATAAACATTCAAACGCATTCGTACCATTGGCATTTCTACATCTGTTACAGACCAAGTTTTACCGTTAACCGTAGTATTAGTTCGGAAATCGTACGGATGATTTTCGTAAATACCGATATCACCTTTACGTACCCAGTATCCAGTAAACACATCTGTATTCGGTGAAATGTTATGGGAGGTGTGCATATCAGAAGCCGGAATCATCCCAAGCGCTGCGATATTTTTGTCATTACTTGACCCATATAACAATGCCTCTTTCTTCTGTACGGCTAATCCCGCAGGAGAAGTTACAATTGAATACTGACCCGGCAACTTGTTAGCGCTCATCAATTCAGAAAGATCACTGAAGATAGTCTCTTGTTGAGCCGCTTTGTTTACGTTTAAAGTATCTCCTACCCCATCAAAAGTATAAGTACCTCCTAGTGAACCTTGAGAGATTTGAGTCTCATAGTCTAATAGTTGAGTTCGTCTAGTGTCCATCACGGAAAGTGCTATACCTTCAATTGTATTAGCCATTTCGTTTAGTACATTATCCATTTTAGCCTCAAAGTCCTCCATGGCTCCAACCATGTTGTTCTCATAGTGCGCAGGATAATGACGAAAGCCACTAAACACATCGTACACGGTGAAGTTGTACTTGTCAGACTCCGTTAGGTTGTCTGGAATAAAATTAAACCCTGGTGTGGTTACTACCTGCACCTGTTGGTCTTTAATTACGGGAATGTCTACGTTACGCATTCCTGACACTGTTTTTAATCTTTCTTTAGCGTCTGAAGGAATGAATTTAACGAGTGGTGTTGAATCTTTTACCAGATCAATGACCCCGTGAGGAACGAAACGCTTCTCGTTCAGGGCTGCTCTTGCTTGGTAGTCATTCAACAATGTAGCATCTAAAAAAGCCATTTTGTTAAAAATTTAAAAGTTAATAATTTGGCAGTCCTTTGCCATTGATTTTTGTTTGTTATTCGTTACACAGTCTTTTGTGTAAGTATTTTTTGATTCAATTCAGCGAACTTAGCAGAGTAGTCCTTGTGCATTGTGCTAATTCCTTCTTTAGCTAAATGTTCCTGAATTAATTTAGTTCTTGTTTTTGAGTCAGCATCTTTTGGCACATCAAATGGTACGCCTTCTATTTTTACGGTTTCTCCTTGTCTATGGTTAATACCTGACTGCTGCCTTCCTTTTGATAGTTCTAAAATTTCATCATTTTTACTAACAAGGTCTTTAAGGTCAAATACTTTATATTCATTTTCCTTATCAATAGCCTTTGCAACACCATCTACAAGTTTGATGTTATAGTTTTGCTGAATCTCATTTTTAAATTCATTCCACTTAAAATTAGCCTCGTATTGGTTAACGGTGTCAGGGAAGGATGGCTTAACATTAGAAAAACACACCTCAACGTTCATTTGTTCGTACTTTTCGGCTAACGGGTTATACTTCTCCGCTGTCTCCTTTAAAGAGTCATAATCTGCATACTTCTGTTTAGCTTCATCAAGCTCTAATCTAGCCTTTTCTAACTCAGCTTTACTTGCAGTATCGCCGTTAAAGTCTTGTAGTTTTTGATTGTATTCTGACTTTAAACGGTCAATTTCTTGTGTCTTATCCTGAGAAAAATTCTCCCAAGCTCTTGGTATATATTCGCCAGCTTTCTCGCCATCGTTCCGGTTTACACCCGTCTGTTTAGCTATTAGTGATAAAGCACCATTTAAAATACCTTCTGCGTTTTCGTTTGCTTTACCATCCCACTGCTGTTGTAACTCAGCAATGTGTGATGAAACGTGCGCTTTTAGTGCGCTTGTTTGATCTTCGTTAAATCCGTGTTCTTTCACGAAATCCTCTTGCAATTCAAAATCCATAGTCTTTTATGTTTTGTTTGTATTGTTAATTATTGTTCAAATCTACAATTATAGTTTCTGAACAGGATTTAATTGGCCGTCATACAATTCATTTACAAAGTATTTAACGTCTCCGTTGTCAAGAACAACAGCAATTTTGCCTAGTTTTTTTATTACCTCTTCTTGAGTCTCATTCTCACCTTCTCCACTTTTTAAATATCCCTCCTGAAATATAACAAGTGTTAGTTTTTTAGATAACAGACATCTGTAAATTGTCCCTTCTTCTAATTCGTCAATCTTAAGCCCCTGCATTTTCTTTCTTTTTGTTTTCTATTTCTGTTTTGATTATCTCTAAACTTTTAGAATGGTGAGGTTTTTTTCCAAACAATTCAATGTATTCGCTCTTAGCAACTTCAAGTTCAGTATTTACTGCCTTTTTATCGGTACTTGTTGCCCCAGATTCTAATGCAAGCAAACGAGCTTCTAGTTCTTTAATTCGTTTCTGGTCATCAGTTTCAGTAGACTTTGACGATTTAGGCTTAAACGCTTCCTTAACCTCATTTATAATGAATTTTGGAGCATCAACCTTAGTGTATTCAATGTTTCGAATCTTGGTTGCTTTACCTTTAATCTCAACATCTTCGTATACATCTTTAGCTGTATGAACGTCAACTACTTCAACTACTCCGAAATTTCTCGGCGCATTGATAAGGTAGTTTTTCCACTCCAAAGTTCCATACTGTAATGATACAGATTGATTTTCCGTAGCCATTGTTCCATCCTCCTTTTTTAGTTTTTGACCTCGAAAAACCTGTAATTTAACTGTGTACTGCTCTTTTTTATTACTCATTATTTTGATTTTGCGACCCGTCAGATTGGATCATATTTAAGTCTTGTGTCTCACGATTTATTATATCGGTTAACAATCGGTTAATAAGCATTATTTTCTCACTCTGGGTGCCGTTTAAAGACTCCCAGAACGTCAACATTTCACCATACTCTGCTTCAAACAGTCCGATCCAATAATTGAACCTAGTCTGTAGCTGGAAATTTCGTTCAGAAACTTGATTGGCTTCTTTTGCTGTTTCAAAATCTTTATCTGATACAAAAGGTAATATATGATAACTTATAACCTCCTTTTTAGATCTGTCTTTGTTGAATTTATTTCTATTTCTAGCCAAACGTAAAATGATATTTTTTCTTTCAATCGCGTTTGGAGCATCTTTAAATAAGACATACAAATCATTTTGCGATTCAAGAAAGAAGTCAGAACCAAAAAACGCCTCATTAGAAACCCTTTCTCGACCGAACTCTAGTGCCAACATTTTGAAGTCGGACCGCTCTCTGATTCTACTCATTTGAGAAGAGTACATGCGTAATTTATCTTCAGAAGAAACGAACCCACTCCTAACGTCAAGTTCATTCTTTCGCTGCATGTTCTGGTTCATCTCTCCAAGAATAGAAATGATTATCTTATGTGATAACGTGTCAATTCTTTTAGCTAGAAACTCCAATGCCTCAGTTGGCATGTAGAAGAAGTTTAAGAAGTTTTTAACGGCGTCCATGTCCAACGTACCATCATCTTTCTTGATCATTGGTACGGTATATGTGCTTCCCGGTTGTAGTATTGAGTCTCCCTTATTGCTTATTTCTGACTTAACACCAGCAGATTGACCCGCGACTAAATTAGATAGATTAGGATCATTGCTTGTTGATCCCTTTCGATCCTCATTAGATTTACTCTTTTCCTTTACGCCTAGCTTTGTAACAATTGGGATTGTGCCGTTAGCATCAGCCATCCTTTGAAGTGTGCGTAAAAAACAAAACTCTTCAAGGTCTGGCTTTACGTGTGAAAAAATTGATTTTCTAACAATATCTTTATCTGAAAAGGGTTTTTGCGCAATATAATCAGCAGGACACTCCCCTAAGTCGTGAGGCTCTATGATTATAGGCTCATACTTTTCATCATAAAAAATGTAGTCCTTTTCATCTGCATATAGAAACCCTTCTTTTGACTGTAGACTACCATCTTCTCCAGTAACAACAATTGAAGACTTGAATGCTATTCGTTTTATTATTGAATTAACCGATTCAAGAGCCACAATATCGTTAATAGATACTTTTGATCTAAAAGGTGTGTTTATATCCCTTAAATCCTCAAAAACTACATCATTGTGAGTAAAAAGAAGAGATTCAAATATCATGGAATCAAAATCTTCAGTATTTAGGTTTTCTGGCGTTTCTACTGTATCACCATTAACAACATATTTGAAGTAGGAATCATCAGAGTAAAAAACACGGTGCAATTGTGGTTCTATCCTGTCATTAATTAGTTCACTAGATGGTGACGGGTTCCTGAAGTATTTATAAAAAGTTAAGAAATTGTCCGTTTTGAGTATTGTTTTTACCCAATTAAGGAAGCTGTCATTAGTTTGATTGTTTCGGCTTGCCCATTGTTCGATGTAGGATTCGTTTACGTCCTCTTGAATTTCTCCGCGAGTAAAATACGCAATATCTTTCTGTTGCTTTCTGGCTAACTGTAAGTCTGCCGCACCAATACGCTTCTCTACAAAGTCTCGTGACATTTAAAATCTTAACATTTAGAAACAAATATATACATTTTTTGGTTAATAATTGTTTTTGGTTAATTGTGTTACTCAACTGACACTTGCAGGTTATCTATTTCCCATCCCATGTGAGCATACCTCATAGCGTTCCAAAAATGATCGTGTTTATCAATGGGTTGATTGATTGCGATCCCATTAACTTCTTTCCATTTATAGTTTTCCTGCTCTTTTTTTACCGCTCTGTATGTTAAAGGGTTCTTAGGTTTAACAATGTGTATCTTATAGTGTTTTGTATCATTAATCCAATATGTTACACCTTTTGTTTTGGATACTTTTGATATTTCCCAACCCATATCAAACAATTCTCTGACCATTTGAACCACCCCTTTTCTTTCACTCACGTACTTGTCCGCACTGTCTGCTGTTATTGGTATTAAGTCGGATACATTACAGGCTAAAAGAGCTTCATCCATATCTTTTGCTGTCTCAGTAGGAGAGTACCATAATAGTTCACAGTAAATGTTGTTGCCCCATCTTGTATACCTAACAAGGGCTGAAGGGTCAACCGTAAACCCAAAATCCAATCCATATGTGAATGATAAATCTGTTGGAAACTCATCTATCCAAGTTACATTGGAATATATCACACCTTTCATAGCCCCTCTAAGCCCTAGTCCGTATACCTTCCACATGAAAACGTCAGCAGTTCCAGCGTTTACATTTTTTATATTAGGCGGCGGTTGATTCGTTTCAGTTACTTCATGTCCATTGTACATTATTAAATTATCCACTATCTCATAGCTTCCAGTCTCCCATGGCTCGTAACTAAGTATCTTGTTTAACTCTCCTGAAGAAATAAATGGATTCTGTAAAAATGTTGTGCGTAGAAAACCAACATCTAACCTCATTAGCACGTTATCAAATACCCAATGGCTAGTAAATGATGGGTTGTAGTCCATCCACCAGAACCTACGGCAACGCATTTCAACTTGATCAAACACTTCTTTTCTGATCATCATGGCCTCATTAAAGAAAGCGTAGTCACACCCTCCACCATGCTTTCCGTCTCCTAAAAGGTTTATAGTTGATTTTCCTATTTTGAATGATTTAACCTCTTGAGCATCTTCAAATTTATTTGGTAAATCAAAGTCCGGTAATCGACGTTTGAAATCTTCGTATAAAGTCGTTTTGAATTCGTTGTATGTCTCTCGGTAGATATTTATGGTACATCCATCATTCTTATGTACTTGCGTGGATAAGTGTATGATTATGTCTATACCTCCCCAGGTCTTTGATGATCGACTTGAACCTTCTAAAACTACTCCGGCATAACCTGACTCTAAAACTGGCACGCCCTTGTCGTTTACGCCCCATTTTTGAGAATGTATAGCCTCGTGTAAAAAGCGATAGTTTATTGTAGAATTGTCGTCTTCTGGGAATTTTAACGCCTTAAATTTCTCGTGAACCTCTTGTTCATGAAGAAGTTTCTTTAGTCGGATTATTTCGGCATCAGTAAGTGCCATAAATTTAATCTTTTAACTTTTCCTTTAAAGCAGCAATTTCAGATAAACGTTCTTGTTCAGTTAATTTTCTGTCGTCTTTGATGTCTACTTTATCTGGAGCGTTAAAGCCTAGCATTTTATTCATGATCTCTATAGCTCTTTGCTTATCATGAAGTTTAAATTTTACATACGATTCATCTCCTTGTGGAGTTGTTTTTGTAGTGTATTGTATTTCACACAGAGCAGATTTTTGCGTTTCGTCAAGAGAATTAAAGTCTTTTAAAGACATCCATCCATCTTTGAAATCTGCTACTGTAGAATAGGCAATATTTTTTAATTCAATGATATTTCTAAGCGCACTAACACCTGCAAGTTTTGCTAAATCTTCCTGTATATGCTCGATATAGGCTTGTATTTCAGGTTTGCTCAAGTTCTCATGTCCTATTGAATAGGCTGTTTTTTCACTATACCCCGCCTCTTTTGCTGCCCTTGTTGCGTTCCAATCAATAACGTATTCATGACAGAATATTTTTTGTTTTTTAGTAAGATTTTCTCCTATAGCCATGTTGTAAATATACGAAAAAAGCCCAATCGTTTCCGAAAAGGCTTTAGTGCGTCTGAATTGAGAAAGGTGTCATGTGTTATTTACCCACTCTAATTGCACTCTGCACAGATCACATTCTTTGTCATTGATTTTTATATAATTATTTTCTTTACAATTAGGGCAATTAAACCATTCGTCACCATCTCCATCATGGTTTTCGTCCCATCCTAAATAATTTGGGTTTTCATGTGTCTTGTCGGATCTTATTTTCGCCATTTGTTTTTAAATATCCAGTTAGTTACTCTTAACTTGTCAATGTCTCTCTGTAAATGCTTAACTGCTAAGTAAAGTTTAAGATGCGCTCCTCTAACGGTGTTAATACGTATGTGATATCTATCTATGTAGTTGAGGATTGGTTTTTTCATGGTCACGAACGTTATTTTATAGTGATAGTGTCTCAATCTCTTTTATTTTCTTTTCAAGTTGATAATATAGGTCAGAGATTTTAGTGTTTTTCTTACTTATACGATTATTCAAGTGGCTTATCGTCTCTCCTTGTTTCTTTACTCTCTTCTCTAGTTGTTTGCGTTTATTTTCCTCGTCATACTGATTAACCTCTCTGAATCCGTACCGATTAATTACAAACTTTTTTTTTGTCCCCTTCTCAACGAAAATCCCTTCTTTTTTATGTTCAAGTCCAAGTACTTCAGCAAGTATATGATAAGCTCCTTCGGCTTTCATAAATGGTATTTCCAATCCTCTATTATCTAAAATGGTATATTCACTCATATTGAACTCTTTTGATCAAAGATACGTTGCATAATCGGTGCGAACGTTGGTTATGTGATGAACGGTTGATTTAGATGATGGGCGGCCGAGGATGAATGAGCACACCTCGTTACCTCATACTAAAAGCTGGAACTGGTACTTCCGGATTTTTTTATCAATTAGAATAGAGTTTGTTTCATCCCGAGCATGAAAACACAGATAATCTCGATTATTATTCTTGAAACCAAAACTATACCAAAATAGGGGAATACCCAAGTCATTAGGAATAGCCATAATCTATTATAATTTCTTTCCATTTCGTTATGGTTTTAGTTCGCCTCGAAGACGCTGTTTAACATAAAATTAATTACGAATAGCTTTTTTTAGACTTCTGGTGTATTTTGTTGTTTTTTTGCTTTGTACAATGTTCTTAAAAAGACAGTAGTTGCGAATATCGCATATGCCGATAATGTGATTATGGTACATATCGTTCCGAATAAGTAGTAAATTACTGGAATAATGTATACTATTGCTACTATGAAGAAGTCCTTTCTCATGTATTCTGCTTGGTCTTCTTTTCTCCAGAATTTAAAGTTTGTTATTTGTTTGGTCCAAATAGGTGTGTAAACGATTCTTACGGCCATGAAAATTATCCATAGCATTATTGTTGCTATTGCTTCGATTATGTAAGCTGCGATTGTTTTAAAACTGTTTTTCATGTTTATAAAGATAGTTGTTTTTCACTTTTTTCTTCTTCCATGGTGTTTTTTACCTGTTCTTCTCATCATTCGGAAGGTTTATAGAACTCATCACTCTTTGGATTCTTTCTTTATTAGCTATTTCTTCTGTGTCGAAAATTTCAACAGTAGCTCCTTTTCTTTGCTTATTCGTTAAATCTTCTAGGCACTTGTCTCCGACATTTATTTCTGTTTGTATCAATGCAAATTTGCCATTCTCCGATGGTATGACCCACCAGCTTTCCCCAAATACTTTTTTCATGTTAATTCAAATTTATATTGTTATCATCTATTAATTTCTCAATATACTCTCTGCCGCTAAATGAACTATGGATCCAAACCCCATCTTCAAACACAGGGTCACATTCACAAAATTCATCGAGCTTGTGTTCTTTGAGATCATTAATCGGATATATGTGTATCGGACCCATCATTCGAAGGTATTTTGTGGCTGCTAACTTGTAGGGATGCAGCTGTTCCCTTTGTCAAAACTCGTGATAATTATACGGGTAACGGCGTAACGATTTATTCTTATGGCCATGAAAATTATCCATAGCATTATTGTTGCTATTGCTTCGATTATGTAAGCTGCGATTGTTTTAAAACTGTTTTTCATGTTTATAAAGATAGTTGTTCTGGATTAAATGGTTCAATTTTGAATTTTATGTACTCTTGTCCTTTTTGAACCTTCTTTTTCATTACGTGCATTTGGTGGATTTGTTTGTCATCGAATCCATATTTTTTCTGTAGTATATCTTGAAACGGTTTAATTGCGTTGTCGATGTCACTAGCGGCTGAAGAGAACCCAAATTCGTAAGTTACTGACATTTTTGTGTCTGGTATTTCTATTTTTGAAGGCAACATTAACAAAGTGGCGATTTCAAATGCTGCATATTTGTCTGTTTTAAATTTCCTGCCTTTGAATGCTTGG